CCATGTTGAATGCGATGATGTCAGCGATTGCTGGGTCAACATCTGAGAGTGAGAACAACTCGAGCTTACGGGTAGCAAGTGATGCGTTACCGTATTCGTTAAGTGTTACTGTCACTGGGGTTGTGTTGCCAAGTGCTACTGCATCTGGATCTGTTGACTCAGAGAGTGGGCTTGTGGCTGCAGCAAGATCTGTGTAAATCTGGAAGACTACTGAAGATCCTGGCATTGCTTGCTGTACTGGGCGCTTGTCTGCGACATCGCGGACGAGTGGAACAGCACGAAGTGCGAATTCTACATAGCGGTCATATGCTGTCTGGACGAGGGATGTACCCAATGAACCAGAGGTTGTATCTGTATATGCGTTAGCCATGTGTCACCTTCTTTCTTTAGGTTGTGCGGATGGGTTTGTGTTGCTGACTATCCGCGAGAGAAACGAGCCGATGGATTGCCTGTCAGAGCGTCAAGGTCTTCTTTAGTTAATCCCTTGGATGCAATTTTTGCCATTAGGTCGGCATCCCGTGTAGGGGTATTTGCATTCTGAGTAGCGGCATTGATGCGTTGGTACGCTGCCCGATTGGTTTGTTCTTCTTCACTGATAGGAGCAGTTTCTGCTTCTGGCTTTTGGAAGCCGAATACATCGGCATTCTCAGTAAGCCAAGCGTCTACCTGCTCTGGTGTAGAGACATCGCTAGGTATGAACTTAGCAACTTTGTCTGGTACACCTTTAGATGCCAATACATCTTTGACTGAACGACTGCGAAGATCAGATTGAATCTGTGCTAATTGCTCGGCAAGTTCTTTCTTTTCTTTCTCTGCTCGTTTCAGAGCCTTGCGAAGGTTGGCTGGGCCATCCTGCGAAGTCTCTTCTACTGAGTCAATATCGTCTTCGTCATCATATTGGTTTGCCATGTGGCACTCCCTTTCGTTAGTTGAGACACAGGCCGCAATTCATTCCAGGGGAAGAATGGTTGGCTCCTGCTACCAGTCTAAATACGCATCAGCCCTGCTGGTCGGGGGTGACGGATTCTGTTTTAGGAAACGCCTTGTGCGTTACCGATGCCAAGTGATTGGCCTTGTGTGCTTGCTCCAGCAGATCCACCAAACGCATTGGTTTCCTGTGTCGCTAAGCGCTGACGAAGTTGCTGGGCTTGAACAGCCTCAGGTCCACCAAGGGCTTCCTGAAGACCCTGACCTGTGCTGTAAGTTCCGCCATAAGCATTGCCATAGATATTAGACAATGTGCCTGCTTGCTGACCCAACTGCTGTGCCTGAGCAAAGGCTTGAGCCTGCTTAGCGTAAGAAAGTGTGCCTGCACCCAAGTTGTTAGCAACCTGTGCGGCTCCAGTGATATCACTAAATCCTCCACTAGCAGCGGCTGCTGCTGTAGTACCCTTTTGCGTAAGAGCGTTGAGGATTGGCTGTGCTTTGGTTGGATCCATAAGGGCTGCTGTTACGCCACCCATGTCAACGCCGTAGTAAGTCTGTAGGGCATTAAGAGTATTAGGATCAACTTGCTTTGCCATATCTTGATAGGCGGAAACAATATCTCCAACTTCAGCTGCTGATTTATCCAAAGCAATAAACTGCTGAAGATCTTTTGGTTGATCGTAGAATCCTGCTGGCAATCCTGCTGTGCGAAGAGTATCGGTAATGTTTTGCTCAGCGGTAAGGATTTGTCCTTCCGTAAGCATAGGCAAACCATTAGCCTGACGCATAGCATTGGTATCGCCAAAGCGAGCCTTATACTCAGGTGTCTGGAGAAGGGCTGCGTAGTAACCACTAGATGTGGTTGGAGCATTGGGGGAAGTCGAAAGGGCGAGAAGAGTATCTGCTAGGCTGCCCATACCGATGTTTTGAAACTTAGTACGAAAATCATCAAAGGCACTAGTTGCTCCTGCTGGAGCAGTAGGTGTTGTTATTGGTTGTGCTACTGGTGTTGTATTGCCTGCTGGAACTATTGGCGCTGCTGCAACCTTCTTGGCTGTCGCTTGGTTTTCTGCGGATGAGTTGGATGCTGTCACACCCGTTGCTGCCAACTCTGTATCAAGTTTGCTTGCAGATGTAGATAGGTTTGCTAATGCCTGCTCTGGGGTTAATCTTGGAGCAGTTGGAATAATTCCAGATACTGTTGGAGAAATGTCCTTTGGATCAATAGCCATAATTAAGCGTTAACTCCAAATCGTTGCAAGATGCTAGAAGCCAAATCGTCCAACTGGGCATGAGCATTCTGGGTGTATTTCCATGATGGGTCTGACTTAATTGTTGAATCTAGTTGAGCCTGTGACATTACATTGTTGCCATCACCTTTGAGGTACTGCTGTACATAAGGATCGTTGACAGTAATGGTGTCTGGATTCTTTTCAAGCAATGAAGCTACTCGGCTGATTGCTGGAGCAGCAAGATCGTGAAGAGTGATTGCTCCGCTGAGTAATCCCTGATGTGCCGCTGAAGCAACCTGCGGAACTACAGCATTAGCCCAGCCAGTTTTAACTTGATCTAATGTTTTTGTTCCCGCTTGAAGTTGAGCAAGGTCAATCTTAGCCTGTGGGGTAAGTTGCTGAGTCGTAGTATCAAAAGCATTCATTCCATACTTTGAAGCCAACTGAGCATACTGATCCTGAATAGATGCTTCTGGTTGAGCCTGACCCGACTTAATGGCTTCTGCATAGGTGCCAGCCATAGCTGTTGATAGCCAGTCTGCTGGGTTAATTGCGGCAGTGGTTGTTACACCCTTAACATTGTTTTGCTGGTCATAGGTGTAAGTAGTCTTGTCTGCAAAATCTGGATTGCTTTCAGAAAGAATCTGAATAGCGCGAGCAAAGGTAGCAGGCTGCTTTGTATTTGGATCAATGATTGTTTGTCCGTCTGGACCTTTAAGGTTGGCAGGTGCTGCCAAATCCTGTGCGGTAGGAATACGACCAAAAACTTTAGCAAATGTCTGGTATGCCAAAGCATTGGCAGATAAATCGCTCAATGGGTTTGTACGAACCAAAGGTGTTTTGCCAGCTCCAACAGGAATGTTATTCTGCATGTCCTGTGAGAGAATCTGCCATGGAGACTGTGGCTTGCCAGACTGAACAGTAGCCTGCGAAGCATCAACAAGTTTATTCCAGATTGTCTGGGCTTCTCCAGCAGTCTTGCCTACAGATGCGGCATAGTTAACAACTGATTGACGCTCCTGTGGGGTGAGGGTCAACCATGACTTCTTTAGGTCAGTTGTAGGAACTTGCTTTGTGCCGTTCCAAGCAAGAGAGGTTGTACCCTTTTTGCCAGTCGTAGAAGGCTTTGCCTGCGGCGTATAACTAAATACTGGGCCTGTTGCCATTAGAGAGTACCCTTCAATTTGTCATTAACAAAGTAACGGTCAATGATCTGCTGTAGCGCTGGATTCCACGCATTTGCTGTAGTCTCCTGCACGAATGTAACCCATGCTTGTTGCACTTGGCCCTTCATGCCCTTTGGGGCTTGATCGTAGATCTGAACTGCCTTATCCCGCTGAGCAACAAATGCGGCCATCTGATTAAAGAAATCATTATCCTTGTTCTGAGCCATGAATGCTTTATTAGATGTTATAGTCTTAAAGGCTTGGGCGTATGTGTAAGCATTATCGCCAGCCGCATTTTTATTGTAATCTTGATACCAGCTCTTATTGTATTGACCTAATTGTACTACATAATTATTCCATGCAGCCTGTGCATTTGGATCATCCGCAATGTGCTTGTATCCTGCCGCCTGCATTTTGGTCAATAATTCAGCCTTTGTAGTGCGATACAAATTCCAAGTACGGTTAACTTGAAGAGCATTTTCGTATTGATCGACACTCATGACATCTTTATTGAGTAAATCCCCACCAGGAAGGCGAAGATCTTTATTCATCATAAACTGTTGTACCTGCTGATTTGCAGGATCGCCGTTTAAGTCTGCTGTAAGAAGAGCCACTGTTTTAGGGTCTAGTTTTGCTAGATCAGCAGTTAAGTTAGGATTCTTCTGCCATACTCGCTCATAGCCCTGAAGGGTTGGAGATACATAAGCAGCCTTGGATGATCCACGGAAAAGGTAACGATCTGCTGGGAATGTAGGTCCAAGAACCTGCAACATCTCAGTCTGGGCTTTGTTAAAATCTCCGCCATATTTCTTGAGAGCGCCTGAAGCAAGATCCTGAAACATCTGTCCTGGCTTAGTCTGCTGTGGCGCTGCACCAAATGGTGAAGCAAAGCGCCAAGCAGCGCGTTGTCCAAACCAATCTTGTGTCTGAGCCAGTGTTGATTGAAGGGTTGGCTTTTTGCCTAATCCCATTTCCCACATAGTCATCTGATAGTTAAAGATCATCTTGTGAGTATTTAAGAAGTCTATGTTTGAGTCATTGCCATCAAGATACTTCTTAAAATCGCTAAGCCATGAAGGAACAAATGCTGATCCTGTTCCAGCTGATGAGACTGGGAACATGGAGTCATAATCCATACCTGGGATATGGCCGAGTGTGTCATTGTAGACACGGCGAACCAACTGCTCATTATCTGGACGAGCAGACAGAATCTTGTCTACTGCTGTAGTAGCAATCCATGAAGGTCCAGGCATATTGACAAGGAAGCCAACGGCTTTGGTGCTAAGGCGAATGCCCTGCTCTCCGCCAATGCCCATTTCCTTTGTGCCAGGAAGCACGATGTATGCCGCCTGTGAAGGATCTGAGACTGGGTTGCCGTCTTTGTCTACGCCAAATGTTTGATACATACCGTAGTAGTTACGCATGAATCCAGCAGTACGACCGGGGTATTTAAGAGCCAAACGGCCAAAGCGATACATGGCAGATGTGGAAGCAGTAGGGAATGCAGCCACAGTACGAGCAGCGTAAAGCGCACGATTCTGACGGCGAACTGTATAAAATACCTTTTCGGCTTCTTGTAAAGTTTCACGGGCAGATGCCTGACGAACAGCATTGACCTGCTCAGCTGTAAGTTCTACACCCTGCTGGCTCAGAAGATTCAACTTCTGCTCTACAGTGTTAGCAAACTGCTTGTCTGCCCATACCCAGCGGAATGGGTTTTCTGCTCGCATAAGTCCGCCGTATGCAGCATTCATGGTCTTAAGAACCTGATTGCCAAATAGGCTTGCTTTGCCTAGCGTTGCTGAACTGCCATAATCAACATCTGTGGGATGGATAGGCATAAGGACATCTTGCTTTTCGGCAAGCAACTTCTGTAAGCCAATGGATGTTACTGGCTCGCGGAAAGCGTATTCACGAGCAGCGGCATCTGGAATATAACGATTAACAAAGTCAATACGGCTTTGAATAACAGACTTCAAATCTCCGCTAGTTTCATAGCCAAACTGGCGTAGATAGCGCTTGCCTTCGGCAGTATTGCCCCATGCCATAATATCTTCAGCGGGCTTGTTCTGAAGAACCATATCTACTAGCGGATCGCCACGCATCTGTCGATTAACAACATAAGCAAGCTCTTCGTAGTAAATGGGAGAATTGACATCTACAACAGCTGTTGGGCTTTTGTGGCTAAGAATGCTTTGCTTTGAGCCAATACGAGTTTCATTGAGGAAGGTTTGCTCAATGGTATCTTCATTAGAAAATTCATTTTTGAGAGCATCGCCAAACTGGTTAGGATCAAAAAGACGCTCAGTGGTTACTTGCTTTCCACCAATGTTAAATACATGTGGCTCTGATGAACCGTAGTATCGCTTCTTGTTATCCTCAATACGGCCAACAATTTCAGCCTGCTCTTTTTCAGCAAGACCCTTTTCATTAACTGCCTTGTCGAGAAGTTTCCAAGCCTGCTCGATTGTGGCATTACGCTCAGCAATCTCAGGAGAAAGTGTGGCTATATTGCCAGAGGCTTTTTGAAGTGCAAGTTCAGCGCTACGGATTTCAGATCCATAACGAACAGCACCTTCTGGCTGCGCCTTGAGAAATTCAATACGGCGGCGAATGTTATAGACTGAAGGTATCTTGTCAGACAAAGCGTACTGCTTTGATGCGACATTGATGTCTGCTTCAATTCGTCCTACTAGACGCTCTGCTTCACGAAGGTTGGCCTTGATAGTTTCAAGATGCTCAGCCTTTGCTGCTGGCGAAAGGTTGTCTGTATTAAAAGCATCTTCGTATGCTGCCTGAGCATTGTCACGAATATGCAAAGCCTCGCTAAGATTATCCATCTTTGCGGCTACAGTCTTGTTAATGTCCTTAAATTCGCCAAGTGATTTGGTCTTGTTAACCAATCCAAGAAGACGATTCTTGTTATTCTTCATGGCGTTAGAAATGCTTGTACCGACTGAATCTTCAAAATACTTAGTTCCCATGGAAAGGAAAGAAGTAATCAAAGGTTCGGCAACGCTGTTCTTTGGAATGTATGAAGGACGGCCAAGGACAGATACGGAGAATGCTTTGTTCAAACCTTCAAATAAGTTATGCGCCGCTGCTGGCAATAATTCAGTTGTTGCTCCAACAACCCTGCCCTTTGCATGTGCGCGAATATCACGCTCAACTTTGCCCCATGGAACCATTGGGCTTGAGTCGGCTAGCTGGCGCTGAGTCTGTGCATCAACCATGAGACGCTGACCGCTGCCGTCAAATCCATAGCCATCCTTTGCTAGGGATGTATGAATGCCGTTAAGGATGTCTCGTGTCTGCTGTGTAAATGAACCGATCTGCTCATCTGACTTAAAGCCGTATGAGTAGAAAATGTGACGGCCAAGATCTTTGTCTAACTGCTCAATCATTTGATACTTGCCAGTGGCAGTAGTCTCATTCATAAAGCGGTTAATAACATCTGTGCGGTATTCCGCAGCAGTTACAGTCTTGGGTACAGACTTGCCATCTACTATTTCAAAACCAGTAGTAATGGGAGTATCGCCGTTTTTGAACAAACGAATATCATCAAAGACAGCGTTTAATTCTGATACAGCATCCCAAGGGCGTGTGCCTTGGTAGGTAATGTAGCCACGAGGCTTTTCTGTTCCTACAAAACGAATAAGCGCAGTAAGTGGGCGGTTTAATCCACTACCAAGAATAGTCTCAGATATGCCACCAAGATCATCAAATGATCGTGTACCTAATGCTGAGCCAATTTCTGCTGCACGAGTGCGAGCAGCACCGATAACTCCACCAAAGACAGGTGGGTCTACTGGCTTGTAACTATTGCCCTGAACAATCTGTGAGCCAGATCCATCATGGAATGCTTCGTACACCTGCTGGTGAGAAGGCACTTCTGAGATAGCCTGATCGTATGCAGCGTTAACCTTTGTAAGTGCTTCACCTTCATAAGTTGGCAAAATACCGCTGGCTGCTACATTGCCCTTGATATAACTGTTAACATCGCCCAACTGCCATAGATCGGCAGGAGAGTTATCAAGCAGTCTCTTGAGAGAAGGCTGATAGCCCTTATCAGCAAGAAGAAGATCTTTAACAATCGAAGGATTGTTTGTCTTCTGAATAAGGGATGGAAGTGCATCGTTGTTGCTGTAGTCACGAACCTTATTAACAATTAAATTCATGTCTTGCGTTTCGGCAAGTTGCTGAACATCTGCACCAAATACGGTCTTCTGACCCATGGTGCCATTCGATTTAAGATTAGTGATATGGCTGTCTGCTAAAGAATCTAAATTAGCAAGATCTGCCTGTGTGTTAATGACAGTTGTAAGATTTGCTGCTTTGCCTGCAAGGCTAGCCGCTTTGCCTGCTAAACCAGTAACGCCAGCATTGGCAAGATTGCTTAATACAAAATCGCCTGTACCTGTGAATAACTTGCCGATTGTGTTATCAACAAAGTTCTTCTTAATATCTTGATCGTTCCAAAGGTTGACATTCTTTAGATCAACTTTGCCTTGCTTGAGAAGCGAGTCAGCAAGGTAACCAGCTGGGGTATCTTGAAAAATGCTTGATTTGGTTAAAGCCTGAAAAGGTGAAACCTTTGCTGTGCGGTTATATGCACGAATAATATCGGCAGGCTGAAAGCCCTCGCCCATTCCGCCAGTTGCAGAATATAGTGGGCTGTTTGGATCTGTAAGCAATCCAAGTGTGGCAAAAGGACGATTAACGACCTTAGATGCTATTTCAGCTACAGGCTTAGAAGCCTTGAGAGCAATATCTGCACTAGCCTGTGGCGCTGTTGTGCCAGTTGGTGTTGTCTTAGCAATTGCTTGCTGAGCAGCATTCTGAAGACCAGCAACAGTATTAGGAGCCTGTGTGCCAGAGGCAAGGGCTACGCTAGGTGTTTCAAGACCAGCACCTGCTGAGATTGCTGTTTGAGAAACGGTGCCACCAAGGCCCGCAATATCAGACACAAAACCTTTAATACCATTAACAAAGCCATCCCAAAGCGACATTATTTAACCTGCGCTTTCTGGTTGACTTCGGATAAATTCTTATCTGGATTAGCGGCAGGAGACTTATCTGTAAGCATGGTAATAAATGCGTTACGATCTTCTACTGACTGCCACGGTACCATTGCTAACGGCAATACGACACCCGCGTTTTCATAGCCAAGGCTATTAGCGAATTTGTCTATATTGTCGAATAAAGTTCCTTCGACCCATTGGCTCATTGAGGATTCGCCTGCTTGGTAAGGTAATTAACAAACTTGCGGTATGAGTCAGGTACGCCAGGAATGTTTGTTGCATGAATAAGATCAGGCAAGTAGCGCTGGACCAATGCGGCATTTTCAGCAATGCGTGGGTCTGGCTGAGGTGTTACATTTCCTGGAGTTGTGACATGTTCCCATGGGCGCTGTGAAGGATCCATGAGATTAGGTAGGTGTGATGTATCTACACCTTGAGGTTGGCCCTGATCTGGAGATGCCGCCATGTCAGCTGGTGACATTGGCTTAACATCTGGAGAGGCTGCCATTGGCGCTTGCGCCTGAAGATTCATCATATCCTGACCATCTCCATAGTTAGGCATACCAGAGATATACCGTTGTGCTTGCTTTGATGCGATTCCGCCATCGGTGCGTGTGGCTAGTTTGCCTGGTAGTGATGGAGTGGTTGCTGGCTTATCGGCCTGAGGCATCTCATTCACCTTCCCTTAGTGTCTCGATGGTGCGGGCTGCATACTCGTGGAACGATTTTTGGTCATCCACGAAAGTTGCTTTGGTATCTAACATCATGGTTAGAACCGCAAAAAAATTAGAAAATACAATCGCTATATCAGACAGCGTATCTGTGAACAGGGCGAAGATATCCCACTTACTAATTATACGCGGAATATCCTCGCTCTGCTCGTCAAACATTTGTTACTTCATTGGCTTTCCAGCAGTGGTACCTGTTCCCTTGGTACCTGAAGGCATTGCTGAATACTTGATTGTTGAAGCGCCTGCCTTTGAAGCAGATGCCTTTGGCTGAATCTTTGTCTTCTGTGTTGTTGCATCAGACGAAGAATGTCCACCCTGGTTCTTAGGTGCAGGTACCTTTGTTGTTAGTGATGACTTCATTGTTGCCATTGTTGTTCTCCTATAGGAAGTTGTTGAACAGTCGTAGTACTAGACGGCTGTTCTCCTGATAACACCTGCTGAAAGTTCAGGCGCACCAGAAGATGAAAGACCCGCGAGTAGTGATTGCAGGGCTGGACGTCCACCAGGAGCCATGCCCTGTTGACCAGGTGCTACTCCTTGCATACGACCTGTTGCGGCTAGGCCAGAAGGTAGCTGACCTTGTGGAGCAGTAGGCTCCCCTGTAGGAGCCTGACCAGGGGCTTCTGCCTCACCTGCGGCTGCAACTTCAGGGGAAACTTCGGGTTGTGGCTCTGGAGCAAATGCTTCAGCCACGATTGCTTCGATTGACTCACCCTTTTGACGGCCTTCAATTACCTTAGCCATAGCGGTGAGAATCTTAGAAGGATCTTGTCCTTGAGCTGCCATAGCAGGAAGTGCCTGAGCATAACCTGATACCGCTTGAATTAGCGCATCGCGCAATTCTTCAATTTCAACTTTTTGTTCTTCCATGGTGACGTTTAGTTCCCATGGCATCTGACGGCGCAAGAAGTCACGAGAGATAAGTTTATCTCCACGAGCCTGAAGTCCGAATACCAAAGCACGGTTTGGATCAAGACCAGCCATAAGACCATAGGTAACATCGCACCAGTAGTCTCCACGGATAGCATCCTTTGGCTTGTATGTGATTTCGTAAGGTGCGCCAGCATTAACGCCGCGTACTTCCTTCTCAATATCACCAAAGTACTTCTCGTCCATCATAAAGCAGACGCGCATTACATGGCGGAATACTTCAGCAAGTACGGCTTGTGCTGTCTTAACCTGAGTATCAAAGCCACCCATGAGAGCCTGTACGCCACGGCCTGTGACGATAGAACCTGACTGCTGGCCTAGACGGCCTTCAGGGTAGCGTGAACCAACACGAAGTTCCTGGTCAAGTGCGGCTGTCTCTTGGAAGATACCGCTAGGAATATCAAGACCGACACGGCGGATCTTCTCTGGGTTAGCAGAACGGATCGTTGCGTCTGGGCCAATCTCAAGTACATTTACATCTGCTGGCAAAGCAAACGGAGCCTGTACAGACTTCTGTGCTGCTTCGAGCTGAAGGGTAGCAAAACGTGCGCGGGCAACCTGTACCCACATAATGTCATCGAACTGTCCACGCTGATGCTCGTCAGAGTCAACGCCAGGACGGGTAGCAATAACCACTGGCAATTCGCCAAGCATGTTTTTTGCTCGTTCTAGGACAAGGTTCTTACGCTCAGGAACGAAGAGGACTAGTTCATCCTTATCCTGGTAGCGATAGACTTCAAGCATACGCTCAGAGTTACGATCTTCGTACTGTCCACGAATCATTGACTCCATCTCAGGGAAGTCATTGCACAATTCGCGTACTGTCTTCTGATAACGCTTGGTATAGGAAATCAACTTACCAAAGCGGTCATGCTCTGGGTATGCACCGATGGGAGAATCAATGCGGATCATTGGGCGATTGTTTTCATAATCTGGCTCAATGATAAATGCGAGCATACCGAAGGTGATGTAACGATCTGCACCTGAGTACATCAAGGTCTGGAGGTTACAAGAATCACGGTATCCAGCAGCAATCATGCTACGAATGTCTGCTCGCTTGCGAGCAAGATCCGAGGTGCTATTGGTTGTCATGCAAGAGAATGTTGGAAGTGGGGCGATTACTTCTGCGACATCGCGGGCAGCAACATCAATGAAGTTTGACACCATAGGCTTAGGAAATTCATCAGGGAACATGCCTGGAAATACCTGCTGAATATCACCCTGACGGATGGCAAGAAGATCTGCCCAGCGCGAATCGCGTGTGTGGTTCCTGTCGCGTAACTTCTTGACTTTGTTTGCCAGAATACTAATATCTGTTGCCATAGAAGGTACCTCCGTTCGCTGCTAGTTGTTCCTGCATCTTTGCGTATTCCTCAAGGTTAACAACCTTGCGGCTTGCTATCTGAGCGCGTGTAGCATACGGATTCTTTACGAATGATCCACCATAAGCGCCTGCTTGGTTGATGTAATCTCTCATCTGCGTCTCCGCAAACCAGAGAGCCATCGGCCCGTCCTGTTTATTCTTTGTTCCTGCTGACCAAGTAATCAACTGCTCGATCAGTGCCTTGATATGTTCGTTGTCGGCTCGTGGCAATTCCAGTAGGTTGTTCTTCATATGCTTGCCTTGGTTGTCTACCGAGCCGAACAGACCCGCCATAGATGCCACACCAAATTCAGCATCCATCTTATTGGCACCTGTGTAGTGCTGAACGAGGCGGATACCGCGTGATGACAAGTGACGGTTAATCTCTTCGTCCTGTGTCAAGAAGAGCTGAAACGCATTCTTCTCAATGACCCAAACCTTTGGCTTGTACTTCTCAGTCCAGCCTTTAATTAAGTCACGAATCATTTGTGGGGTAGGTGCTGGCATGCGTGATGCCTCTAGCAAGTACCGCTTACCTGTGGTTCTATCTCCAGCATAGGCGATGGAGAATGTGTCACCCGACATGGCAGGATCCATAGAGCAGACAATGTACTGATCGTTTAACTGAGCAGGCTGACCTGGAGCGCCAGGAATCAATGGCCCAATAGGGCGCATGCCGCTGATAGATCCGCGTACACACTCTGGGCTAAAGATTGCTGTTGACTCGACATCTTGCTGCTGATAGACCATGGCCCAAGTCTTTGGGTCAATAAGTCCTCTACGGCGGCGAAGGTGTGGGCCTGACCAGCGTGGGTACAAACCGTCTTCATCTGGCGCAGTGTCATCGGCATCCCATGGACGATCTGACTTAGGCCAGAGGGTAACCCAATCCTTTGGGTCATCCTTAAATTCAAGCACCGCTGGCATTGCGAGGTAAGTCCACGGACTTACATTGTCTGGGTAGCGGTCTGGGTTACGCATCTCACGATACATGTCCAATGGATCAACGCGAGTACCTACGACCAAAATCTTTCCCGTTGGACCAACACGAGTCAAAACTTCCTGCTGGATCCAGCGAAGTTGCTTTTCATACTCACCAGCGTTGGCGAGGGTAACGCAGTCATCGAGGATGATTAGGTCTGCACGAGCGCCGTAGATCTGGCCGCCGATACCAAGGGCTTGGACCGTTGGATCCTTTTCGCCCGAATCGCGCTCTAGGTAAATGCTATCTGCTGTCCACTTATCAGCGGTGGCTTTGTAACCTTCCACTGGCGCGTAGCGCCTTTGAAGTTCAGCCCACTGAGGCGAGGTCAAGCGTTGCTTGATCGCGTAGAGAAACTCTTTCGCCATACCTTGAGTCTTAGAGACTAACTTAATACGGACATTGGGATTGGTAACTATGCGGTAAGTCACATAGTCAATCGAGACAGTCATAGACTTGGCATGCTCAGGAGGCATGTTGACTAGGACATAATTCTTGAAGCCCTTTTCATAGGTCATATTGCCATGGAGCCAGGCTGGCTCACCTTCTTCAAGAAGGGAGGTGATATTGCGCTGATGATCGAAAGTTTTGGAGTTGAGGTACTTGAGACGGAAATCCTCAAAAGAAATCTCAGCGTCCTCAGGAGCCACAATACCCTTACGCTTAGACAAGACGCGGAGCAGGTCAATGGCTTCTTTGAATTGTGGATCTGAAGCTCTGTAGTACTCATAAGACTTGACTGACTTACCAGCTGCGCGACAAGCATCCTCGACAGTCACGCCTTCTTCAATCAGCGCGAGAAGGCGTTTCTTTGCCTCTGGTGCCGAAAGTTTAGCCCCTGGGGCTAACTTTGTTTTCCAGTCATTTGCCAATGGTAATCCTTTAGTAAGGGGCTGACCTATGGGTCTGCCTTTGGGTAATTATGGGGGGCGCACCGCGCCCTTTTCTTCTTCCCCGTTAGGGGCTATGCACTTAGCCGCCCCAACCCTATACCGTTGCAAAGGCCCAAAAGCCTTTGCCAAGTTAACACCGTTCGTCTCATCGGCTTATCGTTCGCTTGAGGCTCACTCTGCCGTGAGCCGAACGGTTAAATTAATTTAACCTCTACTTATATTAAGGGTGGGTTTTCGTCATTTATCCCGCTTTTACCTATGTGATTTACACCACACTCTCTAAAGTCAGTATTCTACGCTGGTTTTATTAAAAAGATTTTCGTCACATTGTACGGATATCTCATATATTGATACGTTTATGGAGCTAAACGGGGAGCCTATATTTAGAAAAAATTGTTTGGTGGATAGTAGAAGATATGACAGCGCTGGGTTAAAACCCTGGGGGTTGAGTTGGTCGGCTTGGCGGGCAGGGCGGGCGAGCCGTGAAAGATATCTTGCCAGCCCGCTAGCGGGGCAAGTACGAGCAAAATATATCTAAATAAATTGGGCGGTATTAGGGCCGATCTTTATTAAATTACGGGGGAATTGGTGGCGATTGGATTGGATTGGGCAAGGTTGAAGGGTGAAGGTGAGGGGACTGTCCATACAGCCAAACGGGCAGCCCAACAGCCGACCAGCAGCGGGGCAGCAACCTAACCGATAGCAGCTCAACCGATAGGCAGCGAATAGAGTTAGATCATGGGCTATGGCCTAACCGATAAGGAGGCAAGATCGGGGCTAAGGAGTGAAGGTCGAGCGGCTATCTCCCCGGACAATTCACGCGGGAAAATGACTAAAAATAATTCTAAAATAATTCCCGACACGCCTTGACTTTCGCAATTCCATAGGATTATCCTTCTCATATCGGCGGCAGATAGCCGCTGATGAAGGGGACAGCATGAAAGTTAAAGTTAATCAAGAGATAGTTAACGAGATTGATTATACGATCAGCTCACTAGTATCTGATGATCGCTTACCCGTGGCACTTGAAAAATTGGCCACGGGTGAGCCTTACCGTTACGGCGTTATTATTGAATTAGACGCGGCACAAGCTGCCGATCTAAGCTATTGGGTGGCTCGCGATATGGACCACAAGGCGGACGTAGTGTTAGCCACTTGCCTAGAAGATCGTGACACTAAGGCGGCGCAAGGTGTGCGCCGTTATGTCGCTAAATGTGGAAAATTAATTAATGAACTAAAGGAGATTCAATAACATGCTAAACAACATCAACGATTTTCTCGCTAATCCCGTAGCCTTCTACGGCACTCTCGCCGCTGGCTTACTAGCTGGCAATTATGCCGCTTATCGATTTTTTAATTACCTTATCGAGAGAGAAGGCCGCCGATAATGATTAATGGCCTATCCATTATCCCGCTGCTATTCATCTCCATGTACTACGGCATTAAATACACTTCCGATAAACTAGAGAATAAGGACAACTAACTAATGAGCTACGCAACTATTCAGCAGATGAAAGAAGAATTGAAGACATCTATCGCTAACGGCGAAGAGCTAGACGATATCAAGGACAGATCGGGAGAGTGGGTAGACGGCTACCTACCCGTCTACAACAACCAGATCGTTAAAGAGTGGCAGGAAATGCCTAGTGAATACGATGATCGCGGCGCGGCAGAATTAGGCCATATGGGAGAGGTGAACATAATCGGCCTAATGAGCTTAGATCTGTACCTTTACTATTCCGATCTATTCTCTCAAGCTGTAGAAGAATTGGAAAGTGAACTAGCAGACGCCTAGCCCCCTTCTGGCCTTCACACGAAGCTCCTGGTGACGTGCGAAGGTTGGTGGGTGACTAGATCAGACACCTAGAAAGAGAAAGAGGACAAAATGACTACACTTGAAGACATCCGCGAATTAGACGGGGCAAAATTAGATAATGACATGCGTTATTATGTAACGCGCAATGGAATAACCCAATATGGCTATCACGCTCACTTTACGGGCGCATATGTCTGCTATACATGCGGCCATGTATGCGATTGCGGGGATGATGAATAAT